TCCCTGAACTAGAAGGTGCCATGAACATCTGGCAGACCATGGAGATGGTCCACAGTCGTTCATACACTCATATTATCAAGAATGTATATGCTGACCCTTCTGAGGTCTTTGACAAGATCCTAGAGGACGAGAAGATCCTCTCAAGGGCACAGTCAGTTACTCATGCTTATGATGAGTTCCTACAAGCAGCACAGACCTATGGTTCTGGCAATATGTGGGAGCACCAGCTTGATGGCGTTCCCGTAGCAGAGCAAGAACTCTATGAACTCAAGAGAAAACTCTATAGAGCAGTCGCTAATGTCTATATCCTTGAGGGGATTAGATTCTACGTCTCGTTTGCTTGCTCTTTCGCATTCGGGGAACTTAAACTTCTGGAAGGAAGTGCTAAGGTTATCGGACTCATCGCCCGAGACGAAAGTCAACACATGACCATCACCCAGAACATCCTAAATAAATGGAGAGATGGGGATGATCCTGATATCGTCCAGATCGCTAAGGAAGAACAGGACAACATCGTTGAAATGTTCAAACAGTGTGTCGAAGAAGAAAAAGTTTGGGCAGACTATCTATTCAAAGATGGTTCTATCATCGGTCTCAACGCTAAACTTCTCCAGAAGTATGTCGAGTGGACTGCTAACCGCCGAATGAAGTCTATCGGTCTCAAACCAATCTTCGATGTCCCTGCTAACAACAACCCGCTACCATGGACTGAGCATTGGTTGTCATCCAAGGGTCTACAGGTTGCTCCCCAGGAGACTGAAGTTGAATCTTATGTTATTGGAGGGATCAAGCAGGATGTTAAGAAAGATACGTTCGCTGGTTTTAAACTATGACAAAAGATTTTGGGAGTGGCTGGAGGGCGAGAGCAATCCGAGACCCCGATCTAACAGACAGAGAGTGGACCCTGTTAAACCTAGGTCCACAAAGTCTGGCAGAAGCATGGATGCTACAAGCATTAAAAATGAGATACCAGATCCGTGGGATTAAAGAAAGGGGTCAGTTATACGAGTATGATGAATGAAAACACAGAGTGCTAAAGCTAAAGGTAGGAATCTACAGAAGTGGGTCCGCCAGATGTTGATCGAGATTCTAGATGTCCACCCTGAGGATGTCGAGTCTCGATCTATGGGTGCAGGCGGAGAAGATCTCATCATGGCACGTGCTGCTAGGGAGAAGTTCCCTCACAGTATTGAGTGTAAGAATGTCGAGAGACTTAATGTCTGGGATGCTTACGAACAAGCGGTAGCAAACTGTGGTGACTATGAACCTATCGTAGTCATGAAGAAGAATAGAAAGAAACCTTTAGTTGTGGTGGATGCTGAATATTTTATTCAACTGTTTAATAAATAGTTCTGCCTTGCTCTATACCCATGCCTGGATTTAATTCCAAAGCAAAGGTAGAAGAGAAAGACCATGATGAAGATAAAAGTGAAGTTCTTGGTAATTTGGTGAAAGTCGTTGTACTTATTTGGTCCGCCTCTCTACTAACATTCTCTTACGTAAGACTTCCAAACGGAAACAAGATTCTAGATTTTGATCCTACCTTCATCGCCTCGGTGTTTTCTGGATCGTTAGCTGCTTTCGGACTGTCTCCTGCTAAAGCTGGTGGTGGTAACGGCAAGACAGCACAAGCGAAGAAGGAAGAACCCCCTGTCGTTTCTGCTGTGGAACCAAAGAAATAATGCAAAAACTAATTAACGTCATTGCACTGCTCTCAGGTCTGACCTCCTTGGGTCTGATCGGGGGTGGTGCTTACTTGTATACACAAAAAGATGCCCTTGTAGAGGGTGCTATCACCAAGGTTACTGAAGCTGCTGTAGGTGCTGTCACTAATGCCCTCCCAGGCATGTTGGACGCTGCTATGCCAGAACTACCTGAGGTAACTGGTGGTGCTCTCCCTGTCGCTCCTGCTACTGGTAACGTATCGGGTCCAGCAATCCCCTCTTTCTAATTTAATATCATGAGGTATTATTATGGCTCAGACTGCGTACAAGAAACAAGCGAAGAAAGAAGCAACTGAAACCTTCTTTCTCTATGTTTTCTTCCATTCGATTTGGAGTGGCATCTTCAAAATGTTTGAAGACTAATGCCAGAAATTCCTGAGATTACATCACCCAATATTGATATTGGTGAAATCAACATACGATCTGTACCTACAGTAACGGATAATTACACATCAATACCACTACAACCTCCTGTAGTGGTAAATATTGGTGTGCCTGTTGTTGATATTCCTGGTTGTGTTGAGGCACATGAGGCAAACAACAAATCTAATACGGTAGGTCAAGATGACGAAGCAGGACTGGTTACGTATTGTGATTCTGGTATTCCCAGTTATAATCCTATACGTTATGAACCTGAACAGATGATCATAACGAGTCCTGCTCCTGTCCCAAAGACAAAGACGCCAGAGACTCCAGAGGTTCCTAAGACTCCAGAAGTTAAACCACCACAAGCAGTGACTGCTGTGGTGGAGTGTCCTACCAAGGTGCAACAAGCACAGGAACCTGTAGGAACATATGTCAATGGGTTTAGAGAGGTTGTTACTGGTTACGAACTCATCGACAAGACTTGTGTCCAATTAACAGAAAAAGTCCCCCTACCAAGACAAATAGTAGAGGGACTTCCTAGTGGTGGGCAGGTTGTACAGGTGGGTGGTGTTGCTGTTATTGCGACAACCTCGGCACTGCTTGCAAAACCGCTTGCTGATCTTTTGTTAAAAGCGGTGAAACCTGCCGTGAAGAAAGTGACGAAGAAGATCGCCTCTCTAAGGGGTAAGAAGCCCCCAGTTTTGTCTGTAGGGGAGCGCCGAGCTGAGCAGCGTCAGATGAACCACGCTGTGAAAGCTCTTCGTTCTGTGTTCCCGAGGAGGAAGAAGAAGGGATAGCATGGACGTGTGGATGACTATGCCCTGGTGGATTATTAACTACGACATCAGCACACACTTTATAGTAAGGACTTTTGGGGTGAAATTGTATACCTTTTAACAATAATTCTCCACAATTTTTGAGTCTTGCGATCTCAAAATCCAACCGCTTATTAGCAGTTTGTTGCTCCATCATTTCGATGCTAGCAGCAGCTGCTTTTTTACATAGATCTTGCATCTTCTTGTCAGTTGGTGTGCTCCATGTCATAGAGAAACCAATGCCAAGGTTGTAGTTATCTTTTTGTCCTGTTCTTGTCGGAACATTGTATAAAATATCACCAGGATTATCAGGTGCCCCGTCCTCATCGATATCTCTCATGTCATATACAGGAGAGTCATAATAATCTTCATAAGGTCTGGTAAATGACCCACTACCTGTTACGTAAGGGGTGAAATTTCTAGTGGGACCTTGACACTGGATTCCTGATCCGTATGTGTTAGTGATATATGGGCCTTGTAATACTTGTATCGCTTGATTAGTAACACTACCTGAAGAATTAGCAACAGGAGCAGCTGTGGCGCTAACACCGCCAACATTAGCATATGCTTGAGTCGGGAATAAAACACTTAAACCTACTGCGAGAAGATACTTGTAGTGTCTGTGACACTTTGAATCTCTGTGGTTCTCTGGATAATTGTTTGTTGACTTAAACCAGGACCTTGATATGTTTCTGTGAACTGAAACGCTGCTCCTGGTGTTGTCTGTGTGAACGTTGGTTTGCTTGTCGCCCCTGTCCATGTTGAAGTCACTCCATCTATAGTTACATTATTTGTTCCAGTGCCAGGAGATAAATTTCCACTAGCACTCACTCCACTACCAGTTACTGAATACTGATAACCAGTGTTATAGTCCATCGAATTGATGGTTTCTGTGATTTTTTGTGTTGTTTCTGTATGGCTAGTCATCGAGCCTTGTGTAAAGTTAGGCACCACGGGTACGGCTTGTGCCGCCCCATGAAATGCTCCCAATATTAAACCAAGACCGATTGCTTCTTTCAAACGATCCATGATATACCTCAGTCGATAACGGTGATCTCCGAAACAAATTGTCCTGTAGCACTTGTACCAGCTCCACCAGCCGTGACGGTAAGAACACCAGCACTGGTTACAGTACCAGCTAGATCTCCAGCACTTCCAGCTGCATAAGTTGTAAGCGAACCGAAGTTAGGATTAGCACCTAAAGTTGCTGCACTAGTTGGTACTGCATCAGCCTGTGTATAAGATTGACTGAAACTAAATGCTGCTCCAGCAGTATCTTGAGTAGCAGTAATAGTGCCAGG